CTGGGTATTCGTCTGCTCTCACAGGTTCCCAGCCTTCTCTAAGTCTAGCCATGACGTTCTTACGATCATCTTGACCTCTTATTTCTAATCTCACCCAACGATGAAGATACCCTTCAGGAGGGTTTGGTGCATCCAATGCGGATGGTGGTGCCCATGGTTTTCTCGTTACTTGTTTCTCACGAGTTTGGGCTTCGCGTGGTTGACGATTTTCGTCTGTTTTTTTATCTTTTGTTGTCATGTTAACTCCACGTTATTCAACATATTTCGCGTACTCTTCTAAAGGCACACCCAATTTATTTGCTATCGCTACCTGTGACGGTGTGAGTCTCACAGTTTTGCGCCCAGGTTTTGCACTACGTTTAGCTGGTGCAACCGCTTGAGCGGGTCGGTTCGCTTGCTGAGTTTCTTCATTAAATTTATGAGGAAACTCGGTACGAATTCTTTTATTAACCTCATCATAATACTCATTGCCTGTTGGGTCAAACCCTTCGTTCACTAAGTCTTGATGAATCACAAAAGAAGTCATGGTCATAGCCCTATCATTTCCGAACCAAGGATTATCTTCTGCCCATGATTGAGCTTTAGGATCTGGGTCTGGAAAGTCTTCTTGAGGTCTTTCCATAGGGACTTCTTGTGTAAATTGTTGTGGTGCCGTTACTTCGCCTGCTTTTGCAGAGCGCTCTTGGTTTAGTGCCTGTACACGTTGGGCTTCAACAGCAAGAGTGGCTAGTTTTTGTTGTGCTTGTGCTTGTGCATCTATATCTTGATCTTCGTTAGCTCGTTTTAATAAATTTTTCGTTGCTTCTGTTTCGGCAGTTATTCTATTGGCTTCTGCAATAATATAGTTTCCGTCAATTGTTTGATTTCTCTGTTGTAAAGATTGATTTTCGGTTTGCACATTCTGTGCGTATTCGGTTGCTGCTTTTTCTCGTCTTTCGGCTTCTCTTAGTTTTGCTGTGAGTTTATCAATACGTTTTTTAACACTTTTACTGTACTCAGCGTGTTCATCTTTATCCTCGACTTCTTCTGGAGAAGCTACTATATCAATAGGAGCTTCTTCCTCCTTTTTAGGAAGTTCATTTTCTTCTCCTCCTAATAAAGGTTTTTCAGGTTGTTTTGGATTAATTGGTAGTACAGGATCCTCATCGACATCAACATCGACTTCGGGTCCCGTAGTATCTATGGGTACTGATTCTTCAGCGGCATTATAGTTTAGTTTATGTTTGGGCATGGTTCCTCCATGTTTAAAATTGATGCAGAATTGCTTCTGGGTCTGGCACTGTAGCGATGATTTCATCATCGTTCAGTAGTTTTATTTCTCCGCCCTCGATATGAATTCTAGATCCTGCGTATCTTCCGATTAATACCCAGTCTCCAGGTTTACACCAAGGTCCAGTAGAAAATCTTTCTCCGTCGTAGGCTTGTGGTCCTACTTTCAATACATAGCCAAGCACTGTTCCAACTTGTTGTCTCTCAACTGTTTCATTAGTTAAGACAATTCCTCCGTCAGTTTGACCTTGACCTCTGTAAGGTAAAATCATTATGCGCCATCCAGTTGGTTCTGGTAATTGGTCCAATAGTTCTGAGTCTAGTTTATCTGGGTTTAAAAACCCAGCCTCTCCCTTTTTCTTTTTACCTTCATATACCTTTTCCAAAGCAGAGGCTTCTTCTTTTTCTTTTTTCCATTTTTCTTCCATGGGAAGGGGTTGCGCATTAGTCACTAATTATCTCCTGATTTTTTAATAAAGCTCTAATTTCTTCGCGAAGGTAGTTAAGCGCCTCTATTTGTCCAGTAAGATTCTTATAATGCTCCCAATCTTTAACTTCTCCATTGGCCATTATTTGCTGGATTTGCTGCTCTTTTTGTTCGATGGCGCGCGTAACAGCTGTCGCGAATTGTAGTAAGTCTATGTCATTGTCCTCGGTGCTTGATATGAAGCAGGTACTGGAATGGTAGTTATACCACCCATGTTAGGTACTCCAGCATTGCCATATGGTGTTGATTGATATTGTCCACTTAAATAAGGATTATACCCTTGAGGAGACGCATTTATACTGTAATCTTGATAATTAGGCATAGGCATAGGCATAGGCGTAGGCATAGGCGTAGGCGTAGGCATAGGCGGAGCTTCTTGAGGAGATGAGCTTGGTCCAAAAAGTCCTTCTAAAAACTGTTGTATAAAATCATTTAACTGGCTTTCTGTAGGATCACTACCTCCTCCTGTAGGATCAGGTTTTCCTCCTCCTGGTCCACCAATTGACATAAAATCATCCCGATGATCGGGTGGTGGAGGTGCAGAGAAAGTGTCAAATTGATCTTGTACACCTGCTAATTGTGATTGCATATCTGATGGGTTAAATCTTGGTCTATTAGAAAGCTCATCTAACCTTCGATCAATAGACATAAAATCATCTCTAAAGTTAGGGCGATCTAAACCTACCAGTGCTTTATCTATTAAAACTTGTATGTCATCATCTGATCTAGGACTTCCTCCTGGTCCACCAATTGACATAAAATCATCCCTAGAAGGGCCACTGCCTTCTCTAGGTGGAATTCCTTTCACAAAATCAACTATGCTCATTAGTCTTTACTCCCTGACTTTTTCTCTTGTCTTATACGTTCTCTTTCTACACTAGCTTTTAATGCTGCTATATCCTCTTGCGATTTTATCTTCTCTTCTTCTGACTGATCCTTCTGAATTAACTTAGCTTCATCGAGATCCAGTTTCTTCTCAGCAATCATTTTATCATCTTCGTTCTCTTGCGCACGAATTTGTAACTCTTGCTGCTTCAATGCTACCACACCATCATCAGGTGGCGCCATAACTTCTTTCAGTCTTGGTGTTAATTGTTCAATTAACTGTAACTCTAATTTTGCTTTCAAAGCAGCTTTCTGAGGATTTGGTGGGGGTGGCATCATCCCTCCTTCTTGCATTTGAGGTATTTGAGGCATTTGTTGAGGCATTGGATCTGGCATTTGTCTATCTGCTAAATTCTGTGCCTCTAAAGAAATATGCTCAAAGATATGTGCCACTAAAATACTTAGTGTCATCGGATTAGCCAGAGCAATTCCAGTTTCTAAAAAGGATAGGTGCACCTCAATATGTGTCATATGGTCCTGATCGGGGAAAGCTGTTAAGGGTGCACCCATCAAAGCCGCACTATTCTCTTGCGCGGGATCCACAGGAGCGGGTGGTGGTGGATCGGGAACAAATAACGCATCAATGTTTTCTGAACCTAATGCCTCATACATTCTTCTATACGATTCTTTAATATTGTGTATTTCTGGGTTACTTTGCACTAACTGTAATTCTTGTTGTGCTAATGTAATACGTTGGCTCATTGAGAAGAAATTAGGATCGCTTACTGGTATTACATCAACACGGTTATCAAAATCGGTTTGTTTAATGGCTTGATCTCCACCAACTACTTGATATGGGTAAACTGGAGGTAGATATTCTGAAAATAGTCTTGATAGTATTCTAAATTCTGTTTTTTGTGCATAGTGTAATCTTTTGTGGACAGCCGACATTACTCTTGTACCTTGCTCTAATAGAGCCATGGTTGTACCCACTGGTAGTTCTTGATTCCCTTCTCCAACTTGTAGATTAGTAATTGAAGCAAATCTTTGTCCTGCCTCTACACAAAAGCCTAATAATTGCATTAATGTAGCTGAAGGCTCTTTATAAGGAAGTGGAACCAACGCATCCCTTAATGCTCCACCAGGGGCATCTACATCTCTAAACTCTCCTGGCTCTAACGGAGTTTCGTCGTCCCTGATCCTTAGTCCACGGGCCTTGAACCCTGCAGGAAGATTAGCTAACGTACCTGCATCAATCAACTGTCTAAGCGCACCAGTCGCTGTCCTCGATAGTCCACCAATCATGTGTATCAAACCAAAGCCATAGAACCCAAGACCAGGTAAGAATTTATAGTGAACAAAATATTGAATCTTTGTCTTTAATGGATCATCTTCTCTGTAGTTCCTACGTATAGCAAGCACTTGTCCTGATGCTCTATCCACTGTAATTATAAACGGTAGATGATAGCCATCTGGATCTTCAAAGCCAGGTATGTCCATTGATACATGAAACTCTAATAGTTCATACATCATTTCATTTGAGCCTGGTCTAATTCCTTCTAGTTCGTTTTGTTTATCCGTTGAGTCATTGCTAATGCCTGTTTCTGATGGTTGTAGTGGAATATCTCTATAAAACCCCGCTAATTGTTGTGTACGAACTTCGTTATAGGTCATTTTGACCACATGTGTAATGCGTTCACATGTTTCCAAATCGCTTGCGGTATATGGAACAACTAGATCTTCAACGGGTACAAATGTGCTAACTGCTCTTTGTTTACTAGCATCATAATAAACTTTCTTAAATGAGGTCCCTGCAAGGGGCAAATAAAACAATAATTGGTCCATTTCAGGTGTATATTCATCCATTACCGTTGTTATTTGGTAATTCATAAACTCTTGGACTCTTCTTGCTTGTTCCTCTGTCTCTTTTGTTTCATTCCCCATGACTCTTGTCTTAACTGGGCCTTTGGAGGGTAGTAGTTCTTTAAATGCTTGTGCTTGGAACTGAGTAACGGATTCAGACAATAACGGATGCGTTACACCAGAAGCGCCTGGAAATGGACGATCCCTGTCCTCATACTTGAAACCAAGTAAGTCCAATCCTTTGACATAGGCATCTTCCCATTCCGAACGACTTCCTTTGTCATCTTCAAACTCTCCAATTAAAGCATTAGCAATAGCGCCTAATTCTCCGTCTTCTAAATACTCTGCTAGGTTTGCATCAAAAGGAGTGGTGTCTATTATTTCTTCATCTGGGAAAAAGTTTATCTCTGCTCCTGCATCCGATAACTCAATTGCTATATCTCCTTCTGCTTCTAAAGGTTCTTCAATTTGAACTTCTTCACCGTCTGCAACTTCTAAGTCAATTAGATCTGATAAACGTTCTATATTAGTTGGTTTATTGCCTTGTGCCATTATTTATTTATTTCTTTGTTTGCGTATATAACTTGGTGTTGTATAAAGATTAGGAGCGTCTTCCTTTGTTGGGATCGGAGAAATTATATCAGTTAAAAACCCTGCTGCTTTCTGTCCAAAATTCTTTTCCATCATTTTATCTACTGCCTCATCTGGTTCTTCCATTGGATCAGGTAGAAAATTAGGGTTCATCTTTTGTAGTTTGGCTCCAGCATACATACCACCCAGTCCTGCTCCACCAGCAACTAGCGCACCTTTCATTAGCCCCGCTACTTTTTCTGCTCGGTAAGCTTGTTCCATAATTCTTCTGGCATCCATAGCATTGTCTGCTAGGTCTGCTTGTATGTTCAATATTCTTTGTAGTTTTTCTAAGTCTTCAAGTTCACTGGCTATTCTCTGGAACTGTTTTTTGCCTGCTGGTAAACTTGCAAATCTGGGATCCATTTTTTGAAGTTGATCTATTAATGCTTGTCCTTCAGCGATCTTCTTATTTGCGATTTCATCTAACTGTCTTGCACCAATTCCCACTCCCTTCGACATAATGTCGTCTTGCTTTTTAAAAAACTCTATACCTTCGTCCGTTCTAGTTTTACGCATAGCGTTAGGAACGTATCTTTGTGATACATAGTCCTTAGGGAAAGCAATAAAATTACCTAAAGGGAATTGCCTTTGCTGCTCCTCCAGGTTTCTAACTTGTGTTGCAGGCGACATAAGGG